CGGAGTGTATAGTGCCAACTCCATACTAACTCTAGTATGGATTGTTCTTAAACATCGGTTTGAACATCTGCTCGCTGGTGAGGGATGGAGAGACTGATAATCTTGCTTAATTAAGGAGATAATATGTTACATACAAACGCAATTTCACTGTTCAATAATCCCAAACATTTTGAAACCATGTTACAAACCTCATTAGGGTTTGAACACATGTTTGACAGATTATTTGGGGACTTATCTAATTTTCACCAACAAAATTCTTCAGGTTATCCACCTTATAACTTGAAAAAAGAAGGAGAACATTATATAATAGAGTTAGCAGTTGCTGGACTCAGTGAAAAAGATATTAAAGTGAACGTTGAAGCCGGCGTTTTAACCGTCGAGTCAACAGGTAAGGATTTTACCAAAGAACCAGAAAATGAATTTCTTCATCAAGGAATTGCAAGACGAAATTTCAAACGTTCTTGGACTCTTTCCGATGATATTGTTATTAAGGGAGCAGCTCTTAATAATGGTATGTTAACAGTTTCAATGGAAAAGATTATTCCTGAAGAACAAATGATTAGACAAATTCCGATTGTTACAAATCAGAAATAAATTCGACGGGTCGTTGGGATAAATACTTTAAACCAACGACCTCATAATAGGAGTGAAAGTGAACGAAGCCGAAGATATTAGAGTCGCACAGAACTTTACTTTACCTGAATTAATTAAAAGTTCAACAGCAGACAGAATGGGCATTAGTAATGATCCTGCTACAGATCAAGTATTAGTTAATCTTACTAACGTAGCAAATCATATTTTACAACCGGTCCGAGATAAGTTTGGTCCGATTCGTGTAAATAGTGGTTACAGGGGGCCTGATTTAAATAAGGCAGTGGGTGGATCAAAAACTAGTCAACACTGTAACGGTGAAGCGGCAGATTTTGAATGTTCCAGAGTTGGTAATGACGAATTAGCAGAATGGGTCAGAGATAATTTAGAATTTGATCAATTAATTTTAGAATTTTATCAGCAGGGCAAACCATCAAGTGGATGGGTACATTGTTCTTATAAAACAGATGGCAATAATCGTGGAAAGGTTATGACAGCTTTGAGAGTCAATGGAAAGACTTCTTATAAAGAAGGATTAATTAAATGAGGATTTTAAATGAAATATCTCATACTATGTTATCTCCAAGTTCTCTATACAGTTGGTGCTTTTAGAGATCGAAGATGTTGGATTGATGACCAAATATTATGGTGTTATACTAAGTTAGAAACTTACGGACACAAAATAGATAGCCGATATTATTACAAACATACTAAATGAAATTTTATACTAATGTACATCAGATTGGTGATCATATATTAGTAAGAGGATATGAGAATGGTCAGAAGTTTGATGACCGTGTTGAATACCATCCTACTATCTTTATACCTTCCAGAGAAAAATCCAAATATAAAACTATTGATGGAAAACCTTTGGCTCCTATTAAACCAGGAACAATAAAGGAAACCAGAGACTTTATTCGTAAGTATGACGGAGTTGAAAACTTTCAAATACACGGAATGAATGCTTATAGGTATAGTTGGATATATGATAACTTTCCGAAGGATAAGGGAATCGATTATGATTTTTCCTTATTAACAATTGCAACTATTGATATCGAAGTCGGCTCCGCACATGGATTTCCTGATCCTATATCTGCGATTGAAGAAGTACAAGCGATTACCATTGGGACTGGTGGAAAATATTCTGTTTTTGGTTGTGGTGAGTTTAATAGTAATGAGGAGAATGTAGAATATTTTCAATGTTCAGATGAAAATCATTTAATTCAAGAATTTATTTCATTTTGGGAAAAACTAGCACCAGATATTATTACAGGTTGGAATATACAAGGATTTGATATTCCTTATTTGTATAATAGAATAGTTAGATTATATAGTGTTAAAGAAGCACGCAGGTTATCGCCATGGAACAGAATTCATGAACGGGCTACCAATTTTCGTGGAAAGGAAGTTATCTTTCATGATCTCATCGGAATTGCTGTTATCGATTATATTGATGTTTATAGAAGGAATTCTCCTCCAGCAGAAAGTTATAGGTTAGATTATATTGCTTCAATTGAATTAGGAGAAAGAAAATTATCGTTTGAAGAGTATGGTAATCTTTTTACATTATACAAAGAAAATTTCCAAAAGTTTATTGAATATAATATTAAAGACGTACAATTAGTTGAGAGATTAGAAGAAAAGAAAAAGTTAATTGAAATGGTAGTTGCTCTCGCATATGAAGCAAAAGTAAATTATCAAGACACATTTGGAATGGTTATGATGTGGGAAGTGATCCTCGCAAATGACTTAATGAATAGAAACATTGTAGTCCCACCAAAGAGAGATAATACAAAAAATAAAGCATATACTGGCGCGTATGTAAAAGAAGTGCAAACCGGTATGCATAAATGGGTTGTCAGCTTTGATTTAAATAGCCTATATCCTCATTTAATTATGCAATACAATGTAAGTCCTGAAACTATTTTAACAGGAGTTACACAACAATGTGGTGTAGAAAATTTATTGGAAAAGAGAATTGATCTAAGTAATTTCTATGAAAAAGATATTATTATCGCTGCTAGTGGTCAAGCTTTCAAAAAAGATGAACAAGGATTCTTACCAAGATTGATGCAAGAGAAATATAATAATCGAGTCATTTTTAAAAAGAAGGAAATTGCAGCTAAGAAAAAATTAGAAAAAGAAAAAGATCCGATTGAGATAGAAAAATTAAAAAAAGAAGCAGATTCATTTGGCAATAAACAAACTGCTATGAAATTAATGCTTAATAGTGTTTATGGCGCTTTTGGTAACCCTTATTTTAGATTCTATGATTTAAGAATTTCAGAAGCTATTACATTAGGGGGTCAGCTCAGTATCAGATGGGCTGAAACGACAGTCAATAATTATCTCAATCAAATATTGGAAACAAAGGAGGTTGATTATGTATTGGCATCAGACACTGACTCCCTCTATATTACTTTAGATGATCTAGTTTCAAAAGTATTTCCTGAAGATCCAGAAACAACAAAAGTTATTGATTTCTTAGATAAAGTATGTGAAGATAAAATAACAAAGATAATTGATTCAGGATATGATGATTTAGCTAAGTATATGAATTGTTATGATCAGAAGATGTTTATGAAAAGAGAATGTCTTGCTGACAAGGGTATTTGGACAGGAAAGAAACATTATATTCTTAATGTCCATGATAATGAAGGTGTTAGATATGCAAATCCCCGAATTAAGGTTATGGGGATTGAATCTGTTAAATCATCAACTCCTACATCTTGTAGAGATAAATTAAAAAAGTCTTTTGACATTATTATTAATCAAGATGAAGAAGCTATACAAAAATTCATTGCAGATTTTAGAGTGCAGTTTGAAAAGGAACCTATTGAGAACATCGCTTTTCCTAGATCTGTTAAAGGAATTGAAAAGTATAATGGTGGAGTAGATTTATATGCTAAAGGAACACCTGTACATGTAAAAGCAACACGCTTATATAATCATTTTTTGAAACAGAAGAATTTACAAAATAAGTATCCTGTTATTCAGGAAGGTGAAAAAATTAAGTTTGTTTATTTAAAACAACCTAATCCTATTAGGGATGGGGTCATAGCCATGATGGAAGGCTTGCCTGAAGAGTTCGGACTGCATGCTTATATTGATTATGAGAAGCAATTTGAGAAATCTTTTGGAGGTCCTTTAAATGAAATTTTAAAGGTAATTGGATGGTCCCCTGAAAAAAGAAGTACATTAGAAGCGTTTTTTATTTGATAAATATAGTATGGAGATTTTGTTATGAATAAATTATGGTACACTTGGCAAGAAATGTGTTTAGATGTAAATCAACTTTGTAGAGAGATTACATTAGACCATTTTGAACCAGACGTGATCGTGGGTTTAAGCAGAGGAGGTCTAACGCCCGGCGTTATGATGTCTCATTGGTTAAAGAAGCCTTTTAAGCCCGTGAAAAGCTCTCTCAGAGACTTTCCAGAATGGGAAGAATATCTTCCTAGAAAGACTGATGAAAGAGTTCTAATAGTAGATGACATATGTGATAGTGGTGAAACGTTTGAACGTATATCATCTTTTATTAAGGGCCCAAGAAAGGATCAGCCCTTAGAAATCAGTTGTGATGTAAAGTTTGCATCCCTCTGGTGGAATAACGAGGTCAATTTTGAACCTCATTATTACGTAAGGGAGGTCGCAAAGGACACTGAGAATCTATGGATACATTTTCCGTGGGAATCATGGTGGTCAGCACCTCTGACATTTAATTAACAATTTAATAGGAAAATTCATGTTAGATAAAGCACTCGGTTGGATTAGAGGTATAACCGAACTAGGTCTTGCAATAATTGCCCTTGGAGTTGTTCTTCAGATAATTTTTGGTGCAGCAGTGCCGTTTCTCGGAATGGATATCGTGGGTTCAGTTGTGTCACTCGTAAAACAATTAGGAGCCGAAGGTTTAATTGGCTTAGTTGCAATATGGGTGCTCTGGGGAATATACGAAAAGAAGTAAGACAATAAAAAAATAAAAGGCTCTTTCGGGAGCCTTTTTATACGCGAGAGCGGTGAAGGGGTTGGAAGACCCGTTAATAATGAGCGAGAGAAATTAACAAACACTTTTCTTGGAAGGAGAAAATGAAAAAATTAATTTCAATTTTTATAATTTTGGTTGCAGTCGCAACCTTATTTGGTATTACGGCAGTTGGTAAGAAATTGCCTTCAGTTGGTTATGTTCTAGTGGGACCAAAAAACGATGGCGGATGGTCAATGAGACATTATCATGGATTCATGTCATTAAAAAAACATGGTTATAACGTAGCTGGTGTCGAAATGGTGCCAGAATCAGAATCAACAAAAGTATTTCGTAAACTTGCCAGAAAACATGATATTGTATTTGCTACCTCATTCGGTTATATGGATGGAATGGTGAAGGCTGCAGAAAAAGCACCAGATACAATTTTCATGCATGCCACGGGTTACAAGGGCAATGATACAAATATGGACAACTACGTTTGTCACTCATTTCAAGCACGATACCTAACAGGGATTGCAGCTGGAATGTTGACAAAGACAAATAAAATTGGTGTAGTGGGTTCACATCCAATACCTGAAATCATTCGTAATATTAATGCACTTACACTTGGTGCACAAACAGTAAATCCTGATATTGAAGTTTCTATAGTATGGATAAATTCTTGGTTTGATCCACCTAAAGATATGGATGCGGCCAAGGCTCTTCTTGATGCAGGAAATGATATACTCTATACAACAACCGATTCACCTAGTGTAGTTGCTCTTGCTCAACAAGCATGGAAAACTAATGGTAAAGAAGTTTGGAGTATGGGTAATGATGCACCTATGGGAAGTAACGGCCCAGACCGATACATCACAGGAATGATGTTCAACTGGAATGTTCTTTACAAACATATTGTTGATCAACTTGCAAACGGCAAACTCAAAATGGGTCAACGTTGGGCATGGGGATTACAAGAAAATTGTGTAGCTCTTTCGCCGTGGGGTAAAAATGTTCCAGGCGAGGTAGTGAATAGAGTTGAAAC